CCAAGGCCTGATGATGCGCTGATGGTTGGCGTGACGGGCTTTGTAGAGGAACAGTACGACTTGGATTGGTTCCCCGTGCAACACATGGAACCCTGACACGCGCTTTTGCAACCTCAGACAACCCGCCTTGGCGGGTTTTTTGTTTAAACAGTCAAATTGTAAAACGTGCTTTAGATTTGGCATACCTGTAAGGCCGTTTTTCCCCGTCATGGGTTATTGGCACGACCATCAGGATTTCCGCAAGCCAACGCGATAAGTGGAGTGAAGTAATGGATTTGAACCTTGACGCAAGCAACCTTCCGACCAATCCCGAGGACTTGATGAAAGTCTTTGAGCAGCTTGAAGCCGGCGGCGAACCAAAAGCCCCCGAGCCCCAGGCGGACGAGTCAAAGGACGCCGAAGTCAAAAATGACCCGAAGAACGAGGACGATCAGAAAGCCGGGCAAGGGCAGTCTGAGCCGGAGAGCGAGCCGCAGGGCATCGCCACCAAAGACGGAAAGCACGTCATTCCGTATTCGGTGCTCAAAAGCGAGCGCGACCGTGCGTCACGGGCCGAGCAATTGGCCAATGAAATGCGGGAGCGGGTGGAAGCGCTTGAGGCAGCGGTTAAGGCAGCCAGTCAAGGGGCGAACAATGGTGAGAGCGCCCGCACCAATGCCAGTGAGCAGACTGTTAGCGATCTATCGTCTGACGACTTGGAAGCTCTGAAAGAGGACTTTCCTACGGTTTACAAGGCGGTGCAGGCGGCCATGGCGAAAGCCGCGCAGCTTGAAGCCAAATTGCAACCAGTAGAGGAAAGCGTGCGCAGTGCCGAGGCTGAGCAAGCGCGATCTGCAACGGAAACAGTGCAGGATGCGATTGATGCAGTGCCAAAGCTGGCGCATATCCAGGCAACAAACGCCGAAGCGTTTGAGTTGGCGAAGCAGTTTGACGCCACGCTCAAGACGCAAAGCGCGTGGGCTGGCAAACCTTTGCAAGAGCGATTTTCCAAAGTTGCCGAGATGGTGGAAGCCGCACTAGGTCCGATTGATCTTCCGGGTGGTAAGTCCACTTCACCAAGTGCCGAGGAATTGAAAACCGCAGCCAAGGCAAAAGCCGATGCCGCGGTGAAAGCAGGGCGGACCAATGTGCCGACTTCGCTTTCCGAGTTCCCGGTTGGCCAGCATGCAGCGCAGGACGAACGAGAGGCCGCAGAGAGCATGACCGCTTTGCAATTGGCCGAGAAGTTTGCCGCGATGACGCCTGACCAAATGGATGCGTATTTCCGAACACTTTAACCATTACGAGGATTAAAAAATGGCTACCAATGTGCCAATTGGCTCCGCCCTAGCGCGGAAAATCTATTCCGTGGGGTTGTTCACCCGCGTGCAGCACGCCCCCGGCTTCATGAATCTTCTCTCGGGCGAAATGCCCAAGGAAGGCTCGTTTGCCGCCAAGACCAAGGGCCAGACCAGCCCCGATTACCCCATCGTCAAGGCCGGCGATCTGGCCAAGGGGGCGGGCGATACGGTCAGCATCGACCTGTTCAACATCCTGCAAGGCAAACCGGTGATGGGTGACACCCGCATCGAGGGCCGCATGATGCAGCTCACGTACTCCAGCATGGACGTGCGGATTGACCAAGTGCGGGGCGGTGCTGACTCGGGTGGTCGGATGACCCAGAAGCGCACGGTGCATAACCTGCGCAACATCAGCATGGCTGGCCTTCAGTCCTGGATGCAGCGCCTTGAGGATCAAACCGCGCTGGTGCAATTGGCTGGTGCCCGTGGCACGCAAAGCACTTCGGATTGGGTTGTGCCCCTGGCCAGCGACCCGGACTTTGCCAGCATCATGGTCAACAGCGTCAAAGCCCCGACCAAGAATCGCCAGTTCTACGCCAACGACGCCACGCTGCCTAGTGACATTGGGACCAACGATGCGCTTACCCTGCAAGATATTGACCGCGTTGTGGCTCAACTGCGCGAGTCCCCGGTGGTCATGCAGTCGGTCAAGATCAAGAGCGATGACCGCGCCTGGAATGATCCGCTGTGGGTGATGTTCGTCACCGAGCGTCAGTGGCTGTACCTGCAAGCGCGGACCAGCCAAACCACGTGGCGGCAGGCTGTGCAGTACGCTTTCGAGCGTAAGTCGTCGGGCGTTAAGCATCCGTTGTTCGATGCCTACGAAACGATCATGTGGAACGGCGTGCTTATCAAGCGCATGAACCGTTACGCGATCCGTTTCAACACCGGCACCAGCGTGACCTACGACACGGGCGGCGCGGACGGCGGCACTTACACGGAAGCCAACGCGACCACCGCTCAGCCGGTTGATCGCGCCATCATCGTGGGTGCTCAGGCGCTTGCCAAGGCTTACGGCAAGTCGGCCTCCGACTACTTCTACGATTGGTCGGAAAAGGAAGTGGACCACGGCAATAGCATCGAAACCGTGTGCGCGTCGATGTGCGGCTCTGCGAAGATCCGCTTCAAGATCGACGACGCCGACACCGACTTTGGTGTTGCGGTTCTGGATAGCTACGCCCCGGACCCCGCGTCCGCTGCTGGCCGCACTTTGCTTGGATCGTAATTGACGGGGGCTTTGCCCCCTTCTAAAACTATTTGGAGATTCAAAAATGGCAACTATCAATGCCCCTTCGCTGCAAGACGTTGTGTACAGCGGCGCTTGCCCGCTGGCCAACGCGCACGGCTATATCACGTTGGCGTCTGTGCCAGCGGCCGACAAAATTCGGTTGAACAAGGTTTACGCCGGCACCAAGATTTACGACGTGCGAATGGTCAACGCTGCTTTGGGCGCCAGCACCACGGTGTCGCTTGGCTTCGAGTACGTCAACGGGGAAGCTGGCGGCGGCGCTACGGCCCTGCTGGCCGCAACCTCTACGGTGTCCGCAGCATCCACCCGGCAGGCCGCTGTTGCGCCTGTTGTGCTGGCCTATGACGCCTATATCATCGCCACGGTAGGCGGCGGCACGGCAACCGGCCAGCTTGATGTGATTACTACCTTCGAGTTTGAAGGCAAGTAAGTAGGACGCTCCTGTCTGAGTAGGTTTAGGGGCGGCATTGTGTCGCCCCTTTTTTTAGAGATTGAGACATGGCAAAGCTAATCGCGGTACGGTACGTCGGCAACAAACTGGCCGCGTACGACAACGTGGCCCGCTCTGGCGTTACCTGGAACGGCAAAGGCGACGTTCAACAAGTGACTGACGCTCAAGCCAAAGTGCTAATTAAATACACAGACCAATGGGTACTAGCCAATGCCGGCGATCAGGCCGCAGTGCTGGCCCCGGTGTCAATCCAAGTCACGGACGAGGACGGAGCATCGGTGTCCATCGACCCTGATGACCTCAATAAGCCGTTGGAAAAGATGAGCAAAGCGGAGCTGAAAGCTTACGCCGCGAACAAGTGGGGTCAAGAACTTGACGCTCGCAAGTCCACCAAAGCGCTAATTGACCAGATCGAAGAATTTGAGCGTGATTTGGACGTAGTAATTGGCGTGCCTCGGTAAGATCAAATAGCGCTGTCTTGCCGATAATGGTGCCACTCCAATAGCACCGTGCGGAACTGCGCTGTGGCAACCACCAAATACGTCGATTTGCTGGACGAGGTACTGCCGTATCTGGCCGCCGATCCGTCTAATCCGGTGACAGAGAACGCCATTAAACGCGCCGTCATCGAGTTTTGTGCCGGCAGTTGGATATGGAAGTATTTGCCAGACACCCTTACTACGCTTGCTGGCGAATGGTTCTATGACCTTGAGCCGCCGACCGGGGCTGATGTTGCGGTTGTGATGCACGTCGCGCTTGACGGTGTGCCGCTAACGCACAAGTCGCTTGAATGGCTGGATGTTGAACTGCCAAGGTGGCGCACAACGACCGGAACTCCCAAATACTTTTCTCAGGTAGATAGCCAGCAAATTGTGCTTGCCCCTGGTCCTGATTATGGAGTGACTAATGGCCTATCAATGACTTTGGCGCTTCAACCAAGCCAATCTGCCACTGGTTTCCCGTCGTGGATTGGCAATCAATACTTTGAGGATTTGGCTAACGGCGCCATTGCGCGGCTGATGATTATGCCGAATAAGCCGTGGACCGACTTACTCAACGGCGCGGCGCGGCGAGCTGCGTTTGAGGCTGGCATGAACAACGCCAGAGCTTCGGCTGTTCGCTCCTTGGCCCGCGCCGAGATTCGCACTCGGTCGCATCACTGAGGGCGGCATGGGAACTATCGTTTCAAACACCATCATCGACAAGGCGCAGACGGTCTTGCAGGACGCCTCGGGCGTGCGCTGGAGTGATGCCGAGCTGTTGTCCTGGCTTAACGATGGACAACGCAATATCGCGCTGTACAAGCCTAACGCTTACGTTCGCAACGTGCCATTCCTTTGTGCGCCAGGAACTCGCCAATCTTTGCCGGCGGATTGTGTGCAGCTTTTCTCGGTCCCGCGCAACCTCGGGGCAACGGGCGTCAATCCTGGCCGCGCCATTCGCCCGGTCGAGCATGACACGCTGGACGCAAGGGTGCCGAACTGGCACGCGATCACCCCGACCGTTGATGTTCAGCACTTCACTTACTCGGTGCTGAATCCCAAAACGTTTTTCGTTTATCCGCCGAACACCGGCACCGGCCATGTTGAGTTGTCGTATGGCGCAGAGCCGCCCGACACCACGTTAAACGCGGCGATCTCTGTAGACAACATCTATTCCACGGCGCTGATCGACTACGTGCTGTATCGCGCCTTCAGCAAGGACACCGAGTTTGCGGATAGCGCCCGTGCAACCGGACATTTCCAGTCGTTTGTCGGCGCAATCACTGGCAGGGCACAGGCGGAGGCCGCTGCTAATCCAAATCCCCAAGCCTCTGCCGCCCCTTAGCAACCTCATGTAACAGGAGCAAAACATGCCCGGATTTTCCAAAGCCCTCGCGCAATCCATCTTTGATGCCACCCTGGCATCGACCCGTTCTAGCCTTAGCGCCAAGCCCGGCGTGTGGATGAGCCTGCACACCGCTGCGCCCGATGACAACAGCGGCGGCAACGAGGCTACCTATTCCGGCTACGCTCGCGTCAACATCGCCAGTTTGATGACCTCAAGCACGACTGGTTCGGCGCCGGAACAGACGGTGCGCGCCACCAACACGGGCGACATTAACTTCCCCGCCTCGACCGGCGCCACTCAGACCGTGACCCATTGGGCGATCTGGTCCGACCAGACGCTAGGCACCAGTGCTTATCTGATGTATTCGGGCTCGCTGTCGTCCAGCCGTAGCGTGCAGTCGGGTGACGTGGTGGTAATCCCTGCCGGCCAACTGCTGATCGACCTGACCTAATCATGGCTGGCCTGTCGAAATATTTGGCGCTGGCGCTGTTCAACATGGCGCTCAACCCTGTTAGGGCAAGTTTTACGCCCCCCGTCGGGTTGTGGCTAGCGCTGCACACCGCGCCGCCAAGCGATTCGACTTATGGGCACGAAGCGACTTTTGCCGGGTACGCGCGGCAGCCTATCAACAGTTTGACGGCGGATCCGTTGCCAGAGGCGGCCGGCGGCGATGTGAATATTTTCGTCACTAACGGCGCGGAGGTCGTGTTTCCAGAATCAACCGGTCTGTCGGGGCAAACGATTACGCATTGGGCGATCTGGGATAGCGCGGCTGTGGGCGACGGCAACATCCTATTCTCCGGCGCGCTGGGATCGGCGCGTCTGATTCTGACCGGGGATAGCGTGGTGGTCAGCGAAGGCGGCATTGCCCTGACG